CTACTTCACCAATGGCAACGGCAGCGGCCAGCCCTTGGGAATTCTGGCCGCGGCGATCACCGCCAGCGGATCAAATTCGAGCCTGCTCGCCTCGGGCAGCACGGTGGTTGCCGGCGGCGGCGGACCGACCGGATGGGTGTACAACGACGTGATCAATTTGGAACACTCGATCGATCCGGCCTATCGCAGCCTGCGCGTGGGCACGACAAAAGCCTGCGGATTCATGTTCAACGATCACGCCCTACGGCAAACGAAGCTGATCAAGGACAGCCAGGGCCGGCCCTTGTGGCTGAGCGGATTCACCGCCTTGGGCGGCGAGTCGCCCGACACGATCGACGGCTTCCCCTATTACGTCAACCAGTTCATGCCCAACTTCGGAACGACTACGGTGGGCTCTGTGACCACCGCTAATTATCCGGCCCTGTTCGGATATTTCCCCGCCTTCAAGGTGCGCGACGTGAAGGAGATCATCGTTCTGAGACTCGTCGAGCGTTACGCGGATTATCTGCAGGTCGGCTACATCGGATTCATGCGCTCGGACTCCAAGATGATCCAGCAAAACGCCGTCGGAGTTTTCCAAAACTCCGCAACGTAAATCACCGGCGCTGTCCTTCTCTCCTCCCCCGACTGGCCGGGGCCGATCAACGGCCCCGGCTTTTGTTTTGCCGTTGAGCTAATGCGCGGGCATGGGCCTCAAGCTGATTACCCCGCCATCGTCCGAGCCGGTTTCGCTCGACACCGCCAAATCGTTCCTCCGCGTGCTCATCACGGATGATGATGACCTGATCTCCTCCATGATCACCGCGGCGCGGATGTATTGCGAGAAGTATACGAACCTGGAATTCATGGGCGCACAATGGCGCCAGACCTTCGACATCTTCCCCATCTACAGTGGGCTGCAATTTCCCTTCCCATTCTTCCAGCAATTGCCGGAGTCCGCGGTGTACCAGGCGGGGAACTATGGCTATCTGCAAACCCCCAACTATGGCGTGCTCTCACCGCCGGATTTTACCAAACTGACCCTGCCCAACTGGGGCATGATCGGCATGCCCAAGCCGCCGCTGCAATCGATCGATTCGATTGAATACCTCGATCAAAACGGCAACCTGCAAACGCTCGATCCGGATAACTACGTCGTCGTCGAGGACAACTTCCCCGGCTACGTCAAACCCGTGGTCAATGGCAGCAACACCGTGGGCTGGCCGGCCGTTCAGCCCAACACCTCCGATGCCGTGCGCGTCACCTTCACCAGCGGATTCGCCCGCGTGCCCGGTCCGATCTGCATAGCCATCCTGCTGATGGTGGGGCAGTGGTATGAGAGCCGCCAACCCAGCGAATCAGGCGCGGCGGTCGAGCAGGCGGTGCATCATTTGCTGGATCGATACGCCTTCGAAGGGTTCTTTTGATAAATCCGAAAGTGCGAAATCCGAATGACGAATCAAATTCAAAATCCGAAATCCGCAACGCCCGCCAGCCCGGTCAATCGCTGCGAGGTGGATGGACAGCGCGTGGTTTCCGGCCGCGAATACGGGCCGCTGGCGCTCATCATCGAGCGCATCCGCAAGGAGCAGAGCCGGCGCGGGCCTGAGAATCCGGGAGCGAGCGATGCGCGCGGCTAACGCGGGAAACTACCGGCACAAGATCACCTTCCAGTCGGCCACGCCCGGCACGGACCAGGTGAATTCATTCGGCGAGCGGATTCCCGGCTGGACGGATTTCTGGACGACTTGGGCGTCGATCGAGCCGCTCAGCGGCCGGGAACTGGCCACGCTGCGCAGCCAGGGTGGGACGGAAACGCATCGAATCAAGTGCCGCTATTACCCCGGCCTCAACGTGACCATGCAAATCCGCTATGGGCCGGCCGATCAATTCGACGATGCCTTCGACGGCGCTTTCGCCGGCGGCGAGGGGGCGATGCCGCCGCGGCTATTCCGCATCAGCAGCATCAGCAACATCGAAGAGCGGAATTACGAGCTATGGATCATGGCCGAAGAATTTTTGCATCCGTGACCCATGCCCATCCACTTCGTCGACAACATCATCGGCAAGCTCTCCGAACTGGAGAACAAGGCGGCGAACAAGGTCACGCGCAAGGCGCTGCGGGCGGGGGCCAAGGTGATTCAGACACAGGCCCAGGCCAACGCCCCGGTGAAATCGGGGCTGCTCAAAAAAAGCATCAAGGTCCGCGCCGGCAAGAGCCGCAAGGGGATCATCTCCATCATCGTCGGGGTCGGCAAGAAATGGTTCACCGGCCCGAGCTTCTACGCCGCCTTTGTGGAGTTCGGGCACAAGACCGGCAAGCGCCGGTCCAGGGGAAAAGTCCGCGCTCGGGGCGACTCGCGCAAGGAAATTCCCGGCAAGCATTTTATCGAACAAGCCTTCGGCGAGAGCAAGGAGGCGGCGCTGGGGGAAATCGAACGGGCCTATCGCGAACTGCTGCCATGAGGCGGGGACTAATGCGCGGGCATGGCAGACCTGGGCGTGGCGCTGGCGGCGGCACTCAACGCGGATGAGGCGGTCACGGACATCACCGAGACATTCGTTCCCTCCTACGCGCCGCAGCGGCAGACCTATCCGCAAATCATTTACGAGATCGCCGATGCCGAGCCGGACCAAACCCTCGGTGGCGTGTCGGGCCTGGTTCAGAGCACGCTGAAAATCCGCTGCGTCGATAAAACCTACGCCGGGGCGGCGGCGCTGGGGGCGGCGGTGAAGGCGTGCCTGGTGGATGAGTCGGGGACTTTTGGCGGCGTCGTCGTGCAGGGATTCTTCCTCAAGGAAGTCACCGATGATGAGTACACCAGCCCGCTGAACGAGAACATGACGCTGTACGAGAAGGCGGTCACGCTGGACGTTTTCTACAACGATTTTTAATTCGTCATTCGAATTTCGGATATCGATTTCCCGCGCAGCGGCCGCGCCCTAATGCACGGGCATGCCCGCAACTCAATCGATCATCGGCAAGGGTACGACCCTTGGTTATGGCATGCCGACCGGCTCGACCGTCACTTACACGACCCTCGCGGAGGTCAAGAACGTCAAGCCCCCGAAGATCACCGCCGAGAAGTACGAGGCCACGCACTACGCCTCCCCTTCGAGCTACCTCGAATGGCTGTTCGGCTGGCTCGACGGCGGCGACGTGGACATCGAAATCAACTATCTCCACGCCAGCGCCAGCGCCTTGCTCGCCCTGATCGGCGTGAGCCAATCCTTCCTGATCACGTTGCCCGACACGCACACTTATACTTTCCTCGGCGCCATCGACGATTACGAGGGCGACCTCCCCAACAAGGGCGTGTGTACGCTGAAGCTCAAGGTCAAAGTCACCGGGCCGCCGGTTTACGCCTGATGCGCGGATGCTGAACAAAGAACAAATCCAAGCCGCCGAAGACCGCAAGCCGGAGACGCATTCCGTTCCGGAGTGGGGCGGGGAGGTCTGCCTGCGCTGCATGTCCGGGCCGGCGCGAGAAAGTTTCGAAGAAGCTGTTTCCGGAAAATCTTCGGGCGACCGGAACTTCCGGGCACACCTGCTGGTCCGCAGTCTTTGCGACGAGAAGGGCCAGCGAATTTTCACCGACCAGGACGTCGATCTACTCGGCGACAAGTCGGCCGCGGTGCTGATCCGGCTGGCCGAGGCCGCGATGCGGCTTTCCGGGATCGGCGCTAGCGAAAAAAAAGAATCCGCGACCGATTCACCCCTTGGCGACGATTCGTCTTCCGCCTGAGCTTCGCGCTACATAAAACCATTCCGGAAATTCTGGACATGGATAGCCACACGCTGTCCGAGTACCAGGTATTCACCTTGATCGAGCCGGTGGGCGATCGCCGCCGGGATTTGCAAGCGGCGATCGCCGCCGGCATCGGCAAGGTCTCGGAGCTGATGATCGACTGGGACGAGGACTTGGAGGAGTCGGAGATCCCGCTGGAGGAGAAAATCCACGCCGCCATGGCGGCGATCGCCGAGGGCATCAAGCGCCGGGAGGCGCAGGCCGGCAAGCCGTCCGCGGGCTAATGCGCGGGCATGCCCACCATCGGCCAGATCGTCGTCGATTTACAGGCCCAAAACGCCACGTTCCTGATCGGGGTCAAGGAGTGCCAAGCCTCATTGCGCAATCTGGAGAACAGCGCCAAGGCCAACCAGGCGGCGATGGAGGGAATGAATCGGGCGATGGACATCGTCGGCTCGGCGGCGATGGGGTTTTTGGGGGCCTTCAGCGTCGAGCGACTCGCCGGATTCGTCGACGCGCAAATCGACGTGATCGATCACAGCGACCGCATGGCCCAGGCCCTGGGCGCTCCGGTGGACATCATCGAAGGACTTGGCTCGGCGGCATTTGTCAAGGCGGGGATCGAGGCCGACGCCTTCAACGGCGACCTGGAGCGGATGACGAAGAACATCGCCGACCTGGCGATCAAGGGGGGAAGCGCGGAAAAGATGCTGGAGAAGTTCGGCATCAATGCCAACCAGCTTCACGGCCTGCGCGTGGATGAGCAATTCCTGGCCATCGCCGAGGCCATCTCGAAAATTTCCAACCGCTCCGATGCCGCCGCGGCCTCGGTGGCGCTATTCGGGCGCAGTGGGGCGGAACTGCTGCCGGTGTTTGAGGGCGGCGCCGCCGCGATCGAGCGATCGGTCGAGGACGCCCGGAGCATGGGGACGGCCCTGGGCGAAATTGATTCTAAGAACGTCGCCCAGGCCGCGGAGCAGATCCGGGAAATGGAGGAGGCGTTCAAGGGTCTCAGCAACGAAATCATCAGCGACATCGCCCCGGTCCTGGCGGAGTTTTTCAAGGAGGCCATTAAAGACATCCGATTCGTGAAAGACCAACTCTCGGGCCACACCGCCGCCAACGATCTGGCCGCCGAGAGTGACGATCTGCGCAAAGGACTCGACGCCAATTATCAGCAGCTACAATCCCTGCGCCACGATGCCTACAAACTTTTTACCAAGGGCCAGGACGTCTCCTCGGTCATCGCCCCGGACGCGGCCGCTTCGCCAGAAAAACAACTCGCCGACCAAAGGGCGCTGCAGGGCGTGCTGCAGGAAAGGGCGAAGCTGGAAGAGCAAATGCTTGAGGTCCATCTCAAGCAACACGGCGCATCGTCGGCCCTCATCAAAAATAACCAGGCGGGATTGAAGGTTTTCCAAGATGCGACCGCGGCGGCCGGGGCCAACGCGGACAAGCTGGAGGCGAAGATCAAGGGGCAGGCGGCAGCGCAAAAAGGGGCCGCGAAAGAGGCGGCGAAAAACGATCGGGAATTAGACGCGGCCCTGGGAACACTGCTCGAACATTCTCTCACCCCCGAGGAGAAACTCGGGCAGACGATCGGGACTCTGAATGCCGGACTGGCGGCCGGCAAGATTTCCTGGGATCAGTATGCCGAGGCCGCCAAGCACGCGATGGACGAAGCGGCCAAGAATGCGGAGGAGGCGGCGCGGGCGCAGAAGGAAGCGTCCGGCAAGGCCGAGCACGCGGCCGAGGAGGTGGACCCGGCCCTGAAATACCGCCGGGAGCTGGCGGAGTATCAGGACATGCTCAACCAAAAACTCATCAGCAAGGAGGATTACGACAAGCTGGCGGCCAAGGCCGGCGGAGAA